ATGTTAAAGGTAGTAATATGGTTATTACGGATAGTTTAGCAAACACAATAAGAAAATATCCACCAATAGGTCTGACAAGTAATGAAACTAATATTACAGGACAAGATTATGGAAATGGAACATATAAAATTAATGTGTCAGGTAAATTTGATGATAATGATGATAATTATGCCCCATTTGATGGAACAAATTCACCCAGATTAATTCTCGGATTACAAAGTTTGGGTGCCGGCGGTTTGTCAGCATATTCTTTTGATGGTCCGGCAGATAATACTATCAATCGATTTACAGATTCTTATCAGGTATTTAATAATCAGGGACAAGAAATAGGATTTATCGGTGGTGAATGGATTCTAATCGAAATGCCTGAAAGAATTCTTATTAATGAAATAAAATTACAATATTATACTAATGTAGAAAACATAGTCACTNCTNATTTTGAGGCTGCATATAATCGTCCAAAGTATTTTTATATTTTAGGTTCGAATGATGGTAATTCATTTACTATTATAGACGAGNTAATAGAAACAGATTTTGGGNTTAATTATGAACCATTAGGTCCATNCNNAGCTTCTTACACTTTTAATAATAACTTATTCTCAACACAAATAAATAATTCAAATTATTATAAATATTATGCCTTTATATTTACANNTGTGTATTTTACATGGNNNTTAGGAGCTAATGTACGTATTGAAGAAATTATACTCTATGGTAAACAAATTCCTACTGTAATGAAAGCATATGGTAACATCAAAGCGTCCGATAGTATTACTGAAAATGATACCTCAATCACATTCACCGGTCAGCATAGATGTTATCCTGGTAATTCTATTGAATTCTCACAAGTAAATTCATTTGTAGGACTGATTGTTTCATCAAATGGTGAATATATGTCATTGAATACAGATACACCAAAACGAGGAAAAGATGGAATTACTATTTCTGAATCTATTCCAATGATTGAGTTAACAAACACGAAAAATGAAAAAAAGGTGTTTGGTGTTATTGCAAATGTAGAAGACCCTGGAAATCGCCAAGACCGTTACGGGTTATTTACTTCTGTTGTATCAAGTGATGTTAAAGACCGTCGTATATTTGTAAACTCCGTAGGTGAAGGTGCAATCTGGGTATCTGATATAAATGGTTCATTTGAAAATGGTGATTACATCACATCATCTAACATTCCTGGATACGGTCAACTCCAAGATGATGATCTTCTTCATAACTATACAGTTGCTAAAATAACAATGGATTGTGACTTTACACAACCACTTAAAGAAAAATTAATCATTAAAAAGAAACCATTAATGATAGAAGAACCATTATTAGATGAATGTGGTAATATGATTTATGGATATAAACCTGTATTTGATGATAGTGGTAATGAGGTTATTTATGTTAATACAGATAATACCATTGACAATAGTAATAATACCATTGACAATAGTAATAATACCATTGATAATAGTAATAATGTAATTTTAACAGTAACCGTTGGATTACTTGATGATAGTGGTAATACATTGAAAGATGAAAGTGGTAATTTATTACTTGAAACAAGAATGCTACCAAAACACAAGGTAGATGAATTAAACCAACTAACACATATGGTAGAAAAAACAGAAACAAAACAATTATTTATAGAAGAACCATTATTAGATGGATGTGGTAATATGATTTATGGATATAAACCTGTATATGATGATAGTGGTAATGAGGTTATTGATATTAATACGGATGACACCATTGACAATAGTAATAATACCATTGATAATAGTAATAATAACATTGATAATAGTAATAATGTATATGTAACAATAACCGTTGCGTTGTTTGATGATAGTGGTAATACATTGAAAGATGAAAGTGGTAATTTATTACTTGAAACAAGAATGCTACCACAACACAAAGTATATAAATTAAAACCATTAAAAAACAGAGTAGAAAAGACAGTAACAAAACAAGTATTTACAGATGAACCATTATTAGATGATAATGGAAAATTAATATGGGTTCCAGAAATAGATGCGTATGGTAATCCAATTATGGAACCAGCTTACAAAATGCGTTATTTACTTTCTGACGGAACAGAAATAACAAAAGAAGAATACGAGAAACTTTTAATAAAAGGTTCAACCCCTCTTAATGTATATCGTGCAGCTTTTGTGGGATGCACGTATCATTGTGGATAAATTGAAATGTTTATTTAAAATAATATATCTCCATATTTATATTAAAAAATACATTTAAATATGGAGATATACAGGGTTTAATGTTGATTATAAATAAATATAAATAAAATCTAATAAATTAAAATCACAATAAATATATTTTATTTTATATATAATAAATAATTGTTTATTATATATAATAAATATGACAACACAGAATGTAATTAGTATTTTACAGATGAATAATAATAACAATCATTCAAATACACATTTAGTTTTTTCAAATCAAGATTATAGAAAATTATTTGCTTCAAATGTCCCTTCTTCAAGATTTGAATATATAGAAAATAAAGGTGTTGCTATAAAAGGAAAAGTAAACGGAGCGATATTAGAAACAAAAGTTCCAATTCACGAAAGTAAGAAATATCATTTAATTTGTGAAGTAGAACTTTTGAATGATGACGGTGATGGTTCAACGATATATATTGGTCATGATACATTAGATAAAAACTTTAATTCTTTGAGAACAGATAACAATTACTATACATACAATTATTCTTTAGCGAGCGGTATAGATATAAGTGATGGTGAACCTAATAGAACATTTGAAGGAGTTGTATCAGGATTTAATCCCACCATAGATGAAGAAGGAAGTGATTATAGTCATTCTAAATTTGACCCATCCGGTTCATATTTCAATATTGTATTCTATACACGAGACGAGGAAACAGATAATAGTGGTGTAAAATTATTAATAAAAAGATTAGAAATTAAAGAATTTAGTAGTATTATTGAACATGATAGTGGAAATGTTGGGATTGGGACGACAAGTCCGGATACGACGTTGCAACTCGAGGCCGCAGGCGGCGCGTCGATGAAGTTGACGAGCTCAACAACAAATGGCGCGCCCCAGATTGGATTTTCGGAGTACACGTCCGAGAACAATGTCGTTCTCAAGTACAATGGAACTGGTACCGGCGCAGGGAACTACTTTGCTATTTTCAGCGAGACGGCGGGGTGGGCGGCGGAAGGGACGGGCCTGAACTTCATTCCCGAAAATGGGCGCGTCGGCATAGGCACGACATCTCCAAGTGAAAAATTGGAGGTTAACGGAAATATAAAATGTGGTGATTTCGCGTCATCATCTATATATAATGTTAATGCATCAACTCCAATAACGATATATACAACCGATGTAAATTCAACTGGTCTTGAAAATATTACAGGTATAAAATATAGTCATAATGATAGTTATAGACACGATGGTTCTTCTTCAAGAGATAGAAATTTAATTCAAGCATATAATAGCAGGACATCATATATTTATGCAGGTATTTATTTAAGAAGTTATAATGAGGACGGAACAGGTATTTATGATATACAATCAAGAGCAAGAGTAGGATTAGGATTCAAAACAAGGAACTCAAATGTTTATGAAACAAGAATGTCTATTAAACACGACGGTAATGTAGGTATTGGAACAAATGACCCACAAGGAGCGTTAGATATTAAAAGAGCAGATAATCAATCAGCAACAATAAACATATATGGAGATAGTCAAGGCACAGGAAGATTGTATGTAGGACAATCATTAACTTATGGGGGAGGTATTGAATATAATGGTGATAATAGTCCTTCTACAACTGGTGCTGGTTCAGATTATATTACTTTATGGCGTAGGAATGCAGGAAATGATTATTGGACGGCACGAAATAGATACAACAGCGACAATTGGGAATTTAGAGGTAATCTGACTTGCAAAAACCTGTATATGAGTGGAGATAATTCTTTTACTAGATATGGCCCAAATAATTCGAACGGAATTTTATATGTAGGCGCGGGAGGCAATCAATATGGTTCTAATACAGCCTCTATTGTGGTGACAAACGGAAACTTACATTTAGATAGCGCTACTGGACGATCTTTATATTTGAATTATTACAATAATACACAAAAGGTATATCTTGATGGTCATACCCATATAAGAAATAGACTCGAAGCCGGTACAACGAACCAATCTAATGGAATAATTTCTTACGCGAAAGCGAACTACGCACACGCGAATACTAATTTGACTATAGAAAAAATGAGTATTATCGGACAAGTAGAAGATAATAATATGTTCTTTTATTGGAGGGATAATTTTATTAAATACGGAGCATATATTTCCAACATGTTTACAGTCACATTTACAGGTCAGCATGCCAGCTACTCCGATACCATTTCTGTGTTCAATTTAGATCAGCACATTGGCAAGATCGTAGTATCTACGGGAACAACGCGTACTTTGGCAAGAGAAGGGAAATCAACAACATTGCATATCGAACAGGATATTAACAATGCACACCCAGTGATTGAGTTCTCGTCAAAACCATATCAAAAGTCAGTGTACGGTGTCGTATCAAACTATAATGACACGTCACCAGAAAGCAATGACCATGGTCAGCACGATTATGACAACAAACACATTTTCTTCAACGATCTACATGGTCGCATTCGAGTCAATTCTATAGGTGAAGGGATGGTCTGGGTTGTTGACGAAAATGGACCGATCGAGAACGGCGACTACATCGTATCTTCCTCGGTGATGGGTTATGGCATGCGCCAAGAGGATGACATCATGCGCAGTTGTACGGTCGCGAAATCAACCATAGATTGTGATTTCACGTTGCGACAACGTTATAGATTGCAAGTTTCGCACACACGGACGTATGACGACACTAGCGCTTGCACCATAAAGATTTCGTACAGCGACGAAGGCATCACTCAATTCAACGATTATGTAGACACTGACGGTTCGAAGATCCTTGAAAACATCTATGACATACGCTACGTACTACCAGACTCTTCGGAGATTTCAAAAGAAGAATATGATACCAGAAAAGGTGCCGGTGAGACGGTCTACGTCGCAGCGTTGATTGCGTGCACGTACCACTGCGGGTGAAACATATTTTCAACGAGTTCTTTCTTTTCATAATATAGTCAGAATAGAAAATTATAGATTATTTATTTAATAATATAAACTTAATATTTCTAGAATTGTGATAACAGAAACCGCGTATGATGATGTTGTGTTATTTACTTTCTGACGGAACAGAAATAACAAAAGAAGAATGTGAGAACCTTTTTAATAAAAGGTTCAACACTACCTAATGTGACTCGTGTAGCGTTCGTGAGTTGTACATATCACTGTGGATAATAATCTTTTAGAAAAAGATTAATCAAAATGTATTTTTTGTTGAACCTTTTTTTAAAAGGTTCTAAAAAATAATATGAAATTAAAAAATTATCTATCAAGAGTGAGAGAAAATGTTTTGTATTCTTTTTATAATATTAAAAATGATTGTTTTAAATATTATAATTAAACTCATAACAAGTTAATTCATTTACTCATATAATTAACACCGACTTAATACAAACATAATTTGTGATGGGTGTAAGTTATGAATATATTGACGAATATTATGTATTTCAATTCTTTTATGCAATGGTTGAAGTTTCTTTTTATAAATATCATAATGTAGTTTAAACATATGTGGACGATAGATATAATCAAATGTTATTAAAGGGCGTTGTTTTTGTATATAACATTGACGATAATATTTATATAATTGTCTTTCAAATTTCAGCATATTTTTTCTAAATTGTTCATAATCTTTCGTATATTCAGGATAATATTTCAAGAATTCATCAATACGATTATCAATCAATAATTCACAGAAGTGATAATCTATCTTGGGTTGATTTCCACGTAGAAAACGTACATATTCATATTTAAAATTACGAACTTTACTACGATTTTCAATAGAATGATAATTCAATTCAACACCATTGATACAAATTGTATTATATTGAACTGCATAAATCATAAGTCCAACTTGATTATAGCACATATCATCAACATACATATTGACAGAAGATGTCGTAGGACAATCAATAATTTTAGGTGTTCTATCAAATATTTGTTCCATAGTTTTACCACTATGAAGTTGTTTCAATGAAGTATCTCTAATGTCTAATGAATATATAGAATAAGAACCGTTTTCATTATTCTCTCTATCATTCTTAACAATATAATATACTCCTACAAGAATGATATCTTTCGTTTTAATGTCTTCTACAATACGGTTTTCTGGATGACGAAGAACAAAACTATAACAAAATTCTTTTCTCAAATCATCCAATTTCATATTACGTTCATCTAAAACTTCATAAAACATATCACTAAATTTCTTTTTAGATTGAAAGAATGAACCGTTTGCATCAATTAGAGATTTCGTAGAAATATGCCATCGTTTATCATATTCACTATAAAATACATTAATCATTGTCCCTTCAACATATTCTTCAATCATTACTTTATCTATAATATTTTCCGTATTTTCATCACTATGGTCTTCATCATCTTGACATTGCACACCATTCCATACATCATTTACAGAATAATGTTTTACAAATGTATTGTAATCATAACTTTTAACAGGTGATACACAAACCATTTCACCATTATTATCAACAACCACTGAACGTATTTTACCCATTGTATCAACACAATTCCAATCATTTGTATTCATCATTGATTTCTTATACTTATAAATATTAAATCCACGATAAGATTTTCTTTGAATAGTTTGTTCATCCTTTATTTGGTCTTCTGTAATTTTAAACGTAGGTTGTGTCATTTTGAACTATAACTTTTAATAATGTAAAATAAAATAATAATTTTAAATTCAATTTTTCATATCTTTATATAATAAAAGAAGTTTAAGTATTAATGGATACACCACCAACAGAAAAACATAATTCAATACAGTTAGGAGATATTATAAAAATTTATTATGAAGAAAACTATAAAGTAGTATACATTACATATCTCTCGCCGACAGTGTTAGAAGGAATAAATCTTTCAACGAAAAATGTAGAAACAATACCTCTACGGACATCTACACGAGGAGATAATATACAAGATAATCTTCTCTCCATAGCAACGGATGAAAGTTATAAATCTATAAAGGTATTACGACGTTCTGAAACACCGAGTTTCGCTCGTCAATATAATTTATATCCAGGAACACCTATACGAATTGTGATGACCCCTGAAGAACAAGAGATAAATT